CGGTAGCAGTCTTAGCAGAAGCAGAACCACGAGTGGGAGCAGGAAAGTAGACTTTGTCGCCTTTCTTGCCTTTGAAGTTCATCTTCTTGATGAGGTTAGCAGCTACTAGGTTCTTCTTATAGGCAGCGATAATCTCGTCAGACCATACTTCAGGTACGAAACCTGCCGTATCAACTGCGGATTTAGTAACCGCATTATTTGGAGCGAATGCTGTATTAGCCATTTTTAAATTCCTTTCGTAATATTGTTAGTTTACCTAACCCTGCCTTCACGATAGGCCGCCATAATCTCAGGCTGCATCATATCGTAGCGATCTGGGTCAGTTTGCATGAGTTTCATAATGTCTGCACGCCTATAAATCTTCTTAGTAGGTGCTTCATCGCTTCCCGTAGCAACAGTAGTAGTCGCTGCTTTAACTGCTTGGCTTCGTGCTTGCTTCTCAGCAGCTACAGTCTGCTCTGCAGAGCCTCTGCGGTCCTTATACAGCGACAGCAGTTCATTTGCAGAATCATAATCGTAGTACTGGTCTGCTCTAACAAACAACTCTGACCGAACTTTAGAGCCAGCAACCCAGTTTTGGAAAGCTGGATCACGAACTACATTCTGAAAGTCAGGGTGAGCAGCCTGCAATGCGTTTAAAGCCTTTGCTCGTTGCATCTCAAGAGCCATCTGTTCGGCCTGTTTGACCTTTGGATGACTCTCAATTGCGTTCTCTATTGCTTTCTTCGGGTCTGCGAAGTAGTCAACCTCTTCAGTAGACTGGGCTTGCAGTTGCTGTTTCGCTGCGGCTTGGGTTCGGATATACTCGTCTACAATCTTCCGTAGTTCACCTACCTCGCTACCTTGGCGACCAATTAACTTCTCGGCCTCCATGTGCATCTGAGCAATCTCTTTGGCGCTTTTGTTCCTGTATTTGTCAGGTAAGCCCTCATCTTGCTCTTGCACCGCCTCTGTAACTGTGTTATCTTCTACAGTAGGGGTAGTCTCAGTTGATTCTACAACAGAAGTTTGCGACTCTACCGAGCCGTCCTCAATAAAAGCAGCCATAATGTCTCTCCGTGCTTAACAGCATTAAGAAAAGAACCTAAAAAGGTGAGAGGGTTCCTTGTCTCTCATTTCCACTGGTCAGAGCGACCAGTTTTACGCTCCCAAGCTATCTTTTCTTGGCGTTTACGTTCCCATGCCATTGAAGCACCAGGAAAATCACCCGTAATGCCTTCCAAACTAACTCTTGGAGCAGCGATGAGCCTGCTAGCGTCATTTCCACAGTGGGGACACTGTATGACTTTTACAGAATCATCAATATATTTTTCAGTTATGTGGCCTTTGGCACACTGAAAGTCAAAATATCTTTTCATTTAGTTCCTCGTAGGCTTTTTCAGACAAATCCTTTAGTCCAATTAAGTAGTCTAGGATGTCTACTTGTCCTTTTCGGAACTCTACTGTGTCTTTGTCGCAGTGGCGGATGTTTTCATAGTTCATCCGCATCTCTAGAAGGTCTTCAATGAGTTGTTTCCAGGCCTTGCCGGACATCATTGAAAGTCTGTCTTCGTAATATTGTTGTAATTCTGGCGACATTGCGTATATTATACCACTATTTTAGTAGTTTGTCAATAGTTTTCTTGACTTTTTCGACAATTTGTTTAACTTTGTCGAGCAGCCACGATTTGAAGGTTAGCAATTTCTCTACGAGTATCAATGTCTTTCTCCTTTAGTGCTAGATTTGCTACTTTGACACGCTGTTCAAACTCATCAGTAGCGCCTGGGCCGTTGCCGAGATACTTAGAAGCAGAGGCAGCAATGTTGGCTTGCAGTTCTGCAGGCTTTAACTGTGCATCTGTGATCTCTTTGGCGGTCTTTGCTTGCTTTAGTTTGACATCTGCATCAAGGTCAGCAAGTTCTAGTTGTGCTCTTTGTAGCTGTAACTGTGTTGCTGTCTCGGCCATCGGATTCGGCTGTGACATCTGAGCCATCTGCTGAATAAGTTCTTCCCTGTTAGAGAGGCCGCTGTTCTCAATAATCGCTGACATGACCATCGGAACAATGGGGCTATCTGGACCAAGCGTCTTCAGCAGGTTCATAAACTGCATTTGTTCGTATTCCCGTGCCACAATACCGAGGTTGGAGGTGGGGACAAACACAAAGTCCTTGGCAGGATAGCGGTCAGGATCAAACTGCATGAAGCGATAGGCAGACTTGGTGACAAAAGGAATCAAGAACTGCTCTTGGAAGTTCACCAGAGTACGCTTATTCTTCTTGATGATTGCCGACAGAGCAGGATTGAGGCCGCCACCATCAGCCGTAGGCGTGGTGCTGTCGATGGTTGATGTTGCCATCAGCATCATCTTCATGAACTCGCCAGCGGTCTGCAGATTACCAGGATCGGTTGTACCGAACTTAAACGGCTGCAGAACCTCATTTGGGTTGCCGTTGGTCAGGATGGTCTTGCCTGGTCTAATCTCAAACTTAGCACCACGAGGCAGACGAGTAGCATCGATACCCATCATCGGTACAGTGGTCAGTGCCAGTGAGTCTAGGTGGGCACGGATCTGGGCATCAATAGCTTTCTGCATATTGTAGCCTTTCTCAGCGATGCCACGGCCCCAGAAACGATTGGGCATGGAGTCATACTGGAAGGCCACCATCGGACGATCCTGCATCATGTAAGGCGACAACTCAGCCTTAAGAACATACTGGTCATTAGCGATGACAACGATAGCCTCTACCAGTTCTGTGTAGTCTGCAGCCTCAGTGCCGTACTCTTCAGTCTTCTCGTTAAAGAGCGATGTAACTTCTTCTTCGGTATCAGCTTCAATTAAGAACTTGGGAACTAGGCCGTAATAACGGAGCATCTTAACCTTGTCTTGCTGGTACTCAATTTCTTCTTGCACAGGCTCTAGATCTGTGTCAACAGCAGTGGGGCCAAGATTCATTACTTTCTTGTAGACACCGCTTTCCATGCCAGCAACAACGCTGTGGATAGACACATACTCTTCAACAGCACAGCCAAGTGCTTCTTCGATGTTTGTAGCAACAGGGTCAATCAAGAAGTTCTTGGGGTTGATCGGCTTTAGGCCAACCATGAACTTAGTTCTTTCTTCTACGCCAACAGCGGTAATGCCCATTTCCACAATCGGCCTCGAAGCAGGTGACTTCTCAGTCTTCTCTGCAACTACGATCTCACCGATGCCAGTGCCATAGACAGCGCCAAGCAGAATAACATCACTAATGTCTTTACGAACCTTGTTGCGCTTAAAGTCTTCGGTCATCTGACGCTTGATCTGCTCAACGTCAATCTTAACCTGGTCTGCTTGGTCATCAACGATGTCAAAGAACTTCTCACCACGACCAAAGACAGCCTCTTCAATCTCAGCAACAGAGGTCTCAATTGCTTGCTGCAGTGCAGGCGTTACAATGCGTGATCTTTCGCTCTCACGATGAACATCCTCACCAGCCCAGATACCACGCCATAGACGCTCATAAGAATCCCAATAGTCTAGGTAGTTCTCATCACGGTGGTTACGCCAGTTCTCACAGCGGGACAGGACCCACTCGGAAATCTTCATATCACGGCTATTGGTTTCCATACTTATTCCTTAGTTGTATCGCCAATGGAATCTTCTTCAAGGTCTGCATACTCTGGCATACCTTCTGACATATCTTCGTACTCTTCTTCGTCCTCTTCCATGTCTTTCACTGGTAGGAAGATATCTTTATCTTTGAGGCCAGCTTCTTTAGCGGCAGTGATGACAGTCAGGATGCAGTCTGCACTGAACTTCTTTTCAATTTCTTCTTTGATTGTTTCCCAGACATCGGGGTTAGATGCTAGTGTGTCCCAATTAAGAGGCACATAGTCTTCTTTGTTATACATTTCTAGGTACATAGTTGCTCCTTAGTAGCCAGCAACGGCATCCATTGGTTCAAAGGGATCATCATCATAGTATTGAACATACTCAGCTATGGCAATCTGGTCAATGTAAGATAAGGCATCAATAAGGTCATCATGGACTTGTGGATTAGGAAAGTTTAGTAGTTC